GTCTACATAGGAGGACACCATGAAATCATCAGCAACTAAGAACCGTGCCTTTGGCACCGTCGTCGCAGGCGCAGCAAAAGCGAAGAAGGGCAAGAAGCAGAAACGCAAATGAAGCCAGCCAGTAAGATCAAAGCCATCGACGGTCTTACGAAATCGCAAGGTTGGCGCGTACTGCGCGAGGTAATGGAGCAAGAAATTCTGCAAGCAGCAATGCAAATCGCAGAAACCCCTTCCATGCCACTCGATGAAATAAACTTCAGACGCGGTTCCATATGGGCCGCCAAAACAATGTTGGAGTTACCCGAACGTCTGCGCATGAAACTCGAAGCCGAAGCTGTACTCAGCAAGGACGACAGCCCAGACATCTAGCGTGCATACTCGCAACATTAACGCAAACCGTCCCGCTTCGGCTGGACAAAGGAGATAGAAATGGCAACACCGCAATCACCCGACCAGATGGCCGCAATGGTAGACAACATCGCCGCCAAGCAGATGGGGGTCGCTCCGCAGCAAGCCGAGCAAACACAGCAAGCCAAAGAACCACCCAAAGAAAGCCCTCAAGAAAAGGCAGCAGAACAAGGCTCGCCTGAAACAGAAGGCGATAAAATAGGCGCAGACGCCGTCATTTATGAGGTTCAGTTCGCAGACAACGACACTCGCAAGCTGACCCCGCAACAAATTAAATCGACATTCGAACGCTACAGCGCGATGAACTACAAGAACGCGCAGTACAAACCCATCATGGACTTGCTTGAGCAGCACATGCGCCAGTCTGGCGAAAGCCCCAAGCAGATGGCTGAACGTCTGGCTTCTATCCAGAAAGCCCAGCAGTCCAACCCGCAGATGGGCAACACAGAGGGCGATAAATCTGGCCCTCCCTACGACAAAGCTCCACAGCAAGGCGACCTAGACGCGACCCTGAAGAAGTGGGAAGAAGAGAACGCAGCGTCTCTACCCCCTGGATACCGCGACATGATGGTCGGCAGCCAGCAGCAGATGCAAACAATGCAGCAGCAACTGGCTCAAACTCAACAGATGCTTCGCCAAGTCTTGGGCAATGCACAAGGTATGACGGACGCCGCACGCGCTGGCATGCAGCAGGGCCAAGCAAAGCAAGCAAACGCAGTGCGCCAACAAATCGCAAACAACATTGACCGCAGCCAGCAAGCTCTCAAGCTCCCAGACGACAAGGCGCAAGACTTCATGGTCTTCGCAGCAGAGCGTGGCTACACAATGGAAGACTTTGCAGACGTCCAGCTAACTTTTAAAGTTATGTCAGACTTCAAAAACAACATGGACAGCCCAGAGATGGAACGCATGCGCCAGATTGCCCAGCGCAGACAAGCCTTCACTGGCTCTCTTGGCTCAACTCCAGCGGCAGGTGCGGCACCAGAGGCAGCACCAGAGGGCGACCGCTTCGATCAATTCGCTTCTGCCGCTATGGCGAAGCGCGGGATGGGATAATTTACCTCGTATTCTCCCTGACACTGCACCGCTTCGGCGGTGCTTTTTTTTGATAGGGACGAAAAACTTAAAACAACCGTCTACAATCACATCAATGCCACACGTCGCGCTACGGCCTGACAGGCAGCACTGGGCATCGCGATGGTTTTGACCGCGTAGCTCGCTGAACCGCTAAATGTAACCAGCCTTATAAGGAGACACTCTCATGGCTGCTATCCAAGGACTTCGCGGATCAGGCGAGTTTTCGACTGATTTCCGCCCCAAGAACTACCGTGAGCTTTTCACGCTTATGGAACCAAACGGCAACGCGCCACTGAACGCACTTTTGGCAATGGGATCATCTGAACCTACAGACGACCCTGAGTACAAAAACTTCCGTGACGAACTGCCTGACCGCAAAATGACTGTGAACGGTGCTGTCGCTTCGACATCTACTGGCACAATCACTATCGACGCGTCTGACGACAACAAGTTTGCTGTCAACGGATCAATCGTCGTGAACAGCGAAACTGGCGAAGTAATGCACGTTACTGCTGACACTACAGCGACCACGCTGACTGTCACCCGTAACATCGGCGGCACTACGCACCAAATCGCTGACAACGCGGAATTGTTCATCGCTGGCTTCGCCGCACAGGAAGGTGGCTCATCGCCAACTGCAATCAGCTTCGACGCAACAGTTGCATCGAACTACACGCAAATCTTCCGTACAGCGTTCCAAGTATCGAACACTCTAAACTCAACCTTCTTGCGCACTGGCGACAAGATGGACGAAGCAATGACCAAAGCTCTAAAGCTACACATGTCAGACATCGAACGTGCGATGTTCTTCGGCGTGAAGCACGAGAGCAACGGTTCTTCTGCGCAACCAACTCGCTTTACTGGCGGTTTGTTGAACAGCTTGACTAACGTCGTCGACATCACCACAGACTACGGCTCTTATGGCGGTTCTGCGGCTGGCGAGATGACTGAAGAAGGCTTCGACCAGCTTCTGATTTCAACCATCTTCAAGTATGGTTCTAAGCAGAAGATCGCTTTCGTAGGCGAGAACGTAGCGAACCATCTACAACAGATGGGTAAAGATCGCTGGCAACCAACTGCACTAGAAGGTGCGTATGGCGTGAACCTAACTCGCTATAACACTTTCGCAGGCGACCTAATGGTTCACTTGCACCCGCAGTTCCGTCAGGTTCCAAATATGAAGAACGCGATGATTATCGTCGACTTCCCATATTTGACATATCGCTACCTAGAAGGTCGTGACACACAACTGTTGGAAAACCGTCAGTCACCTGACGCCGACAGCGTCAAGCACGAGTACCTAACTGAATGTGGCCTTGAGCTTCTTCAGGACAAAGTACACGGCTATATCAAAAACTGGAGTACACGCACTGCATCGTAAGGACGACCGCAGTCAACAAGTAGTTCATTATAGGGGGCGTAGACACGCCCCCTATTTTTTGGAGGAAACATGGCAACTGCACCTAAAAAACCAACCGCCAAAGCAGCACCCAAGCGCACCCGCGCACGCACTGCTGATGGCCACTTCATCGCTGACGATCCATCCACACCAGACGTGAATGAGGCTTACGTTCAAGAAGAGCCAAAAGCCAAAGCAGCACCAAAGCCAAAAGCAGAACCTGAACCAGACCACATCTGGTATCAGTCTCGCGAGAAAGAGCCATCAATGTTTGCGGTGGCTGGCATCAATCCAATCCGCAACTTCAGCAATGGTCGGCTTGAGTACAAAGTGAAGAAAAGCGATGTGGCTCGTTTCGAAGCCAACCACTTCGTTCAGAACGCCCGTATCGTCAAGAAGGTATAACCTATGGCACAGAGCAACACCAACCCCCACATCCGCGAAACGAACGCGCCACTAAACGCATTGGCCATGCAGGCTTTGCGACGCTATGGCGACTTCCATGCTGGCACAGTGGACGGTGACGTAATGCTCATGTTCATTGAATTTGCCAACATGATTATCGACGAGATACGCATGCACCCCTACTACGACGGTGTGGAAGTTGACTACTATCAGTCTCCCACAGACGTCAGAGCCATCAATGACCAGATCGTCGTGGCAGGTTTGCTGTATCACTATGCCGCTCAACAGATGAGCGACAAGCTACAAATCTATACGCCTCAATTCCAGCGCATCCTGAATGCTCGGATGTGGGAGCAATACAACGGCAACACCAAACTTCAGATGCGTACTGTCGATGGTGGCACTAACAAGCGCAACATCAACGGTGGCACAACCAACACCAAGAACGGGACGGTTAGCTACTAATGTCGAGCAACACACGTTCAACCACTGGCCTCAAGACCAAGACGTTCGTTTACGAGAACTTCCAAGGTCTCGACACGTCGCGCGACATCACATCGCTCGACACTGGCAAGGAACAGCATCTTTCCAAGATCAACAACGCGACCGCAGACTGGCGTGGCCAGATTGTGCGTGACGCATCTTGCCTCCAGCGTGGCGGTGAGTATCGGGTACAGCACGTCCGTTTCTTTGGTAAAGACGAATTGGTCTGGGTGGAACGCACGGGTGCTGGCATTAACTTTAACTCAGAGCGTGGCCACGTCTTGGAGAATGTCCATGAGGCCACAGCTATCGTAACCAGTACCGTCTTCAACCAGAATGTGGTCTTCGCTTCTCGCGCGAGACCGATGTATTCTTACGACGGCATCAACTTTAATCGCAACCAATCGCCAGCAGCAGACCTGCTGCGCCCTGCATACATCACGTCTGTACAGCGACGTCTTGCGGTTGCAGGCATCCCAGGTCGCGAGACCCAAGTCCACCTTTCTCGCGTCGACCAAGACCAAATCTTTCCAGACGACGAGGAAGCAGACAGCACAAGCGTCTTACGCGCTGGCTTTATCGACGTCGCAAACCTTCTAGGTACTGCCGACCAGATCACTGGCCTTGGCTCATTCGAACAAAACCGCCTTGTCGTTTTCACGGCTGACCGCGCTATCATCTATCGTGTCGACCCAGACCTAACGCGCTGGGTGATCGACGATAACGCCAACATCAACATTGGCTGCGCATCTCACAACACTATCGTAAACGCTGGCACCGACCTTCTGTTCTGCTCACGCTCTGGCGTCCATTCAATCAAACGCTCAGAGGAAAACGGTATCCTCGTTTACAGCTATTCGATGTCCGACAAGATCGACATCCTCTACCGCGAACTGTTCAACTCTGTCGCTGACCCTGAAACAATCAGTGCGGTGTTCGATCAGGACACAGCGCAATATCACGTCTTTTTCCCGCAGGGTAGCGGCACCACATGTAAGCGCCTGACCCTTGCAACCAATCCAGAGGGCGGACAGCCCCAGCCAAAGTTCAGCACTGGCGATTTCCTCAACGCAAACTGCGGTACATTCCTTGGCGGCAAGCTCGTCTTAGGAACAAACGGTGGCGCATACGAAGTTCTCAAGATTGAAGACGACCGTGATGATGCGTTTACCCCTGAAATGGAAGTCGTCACACCGTTCCTTTGGCACGGCAGCTTGATGGATACAAAGGAAACGACAAGCGTCATCTTGCAGGCAACTGGCAAGGGCATCATTGAGATGGACGCGGTCGACTTAGATGGGCGTGTAATTGGCTCACTTGTCATCGAGGTAGATGACACATCGGACGACAACTACTTTCTCGATGTGCCATTATCCAAACAATATGAACGCAAGTGGTCACATCGCTATCTCGCAGCCCAATATCGCTTCAAGACCAAGGGCGGTGGCGGGCTACTTAGGATAATTGGCTTCGCAGTGACCGTGAGGACGTAAAATGGCTCGAATAAGACAACAATACCCACAGAACTACGGTTCATCGGGAAACATCAATACTGAATTTGAAAATGTAATTCGGTATCTAAACGCAGCAGAACTCGGCAACAGTACCGTTGGCGAATTGCTGCAAAAGATTTTTGATGCAGACGGCAACTTCGATGGCCCCATCGAACTACGCAAGGACAGCGCAGCTGGCATTCAGTACCGCGTCGGAGAGTACACCGACCCTGAAAGTGGGTGGGTAACTCTAGCCACTCTGGCTGAACTGCGAGGCGAAAGCGGCCAAGACGTTGGTGAGATCGGTGCGCCTATTATTTTTGGCCGTGTCGACTACACAGCAACCTCTGCACAGACAGACTTTGACTACGCTCACGAAACAACTGACGAAATCCTCGTCTACGTCGACGGTGTCTTGCAGCGCGAAGGCGCGACACACGACTATACAACAAGCGATACTGGCGGATCAGCATCTGCTGGCGTCGTCACGTTCAACTCTGGCCGCACGGCAGGTGAGATTGTAGCGCTGTTTAAAATTCGAGCCACAGCGATTACAGGCTACACCCGCACAGATGCGGACACAGTGAACGCGCAGGCCGTGTTCCCCTTCGTATTTAATGAAGACACCAAGCTGCAAGTTTACAAGAACGGCATCCTTCAGCGCGAAGGTGGTGCGAACGACTACACGCTACAGCCAGCGAACAATACGGTCACATTCACAACGGCTGTTCCTTCTGGCAACGTGGTCACAATCCTAACCGTTGAAAACACCTCGGTCCAAGCCGTTACTGGCATGATGTTCGAGGAAAACTATGTCGACACTGCCTCTGGCTTGATCCGCTTTGACAAGATCACAATCGCCAATGGCGACATTGCTCAAGCGAAAGTCAGCGATCTTGTTACAGACCTTGGCTCAAAGGCAAAACTGACTGTTTCGTCATCCACTCCAGTCACCGTGGCAACGGGCGATTTGTGGCACGACACATCGGTAACGCCGAACCAACTTAAATTCTACGACGGCACACAATGGCTGCGCACGTCTCCAGACAGTTCTCTCCCTACCTTTACGACATCAAACTCAGGGCAGTTTGTGAAGGTGAACGGCACTGGTACGGCGCTTGAGTATGGCACGGTCGATCTCTCCTCGGTCGTCCCTGTCACACAAAAAGGCGCAGCCAATGGCGTCGCGTCATTAGATAGTTCTGGTCGACTACCTTCCTCCCAGTTACCAGAAGTGCTTTCATCAGATAGCTTGTATCTAAATGTCGCGACGCCTTCCGCTCAAAACTATGCGATCAAACGCATCTACCGCCAAAAACTGCGGGTCGATGGTATCTCCATCCAGACCACGTCTGGCACATGTACCGTTCAAATCTCATTTGACGGCGTGGGCTATGGCTCAACATTCAGCGCCTCATCCGTCGTGAACGAAAGTGTTCTTGGTACACCACTAGAAATCGACGCAACCACTGTCTCTCACGAGATTGGCTTCCTTGTCACTAACGTCTCATCGACGTCGCAACTTGAAGTCACGCTCGCGGTCAGTGTGGTTGCGAGCTAGGAGTAGTCTATGGGGCAGCAGCTTGTCGCACCATCAAACACAAAGGCAGAGGTAGAGCTTCGCGAGAAGGTCTCTCTGCTTGAACGCTTGATGCAAGACGGCATCGAGGCAGGCGAACTACAAGACGCGTCTGGCACTCACATGGAATACGAACACATCTTCACACCAAAGTACGATGAGTTCGGCTGCCACAACTACATTCGTGTCTTGCACATGGACGCTGGCCAAGTGGTCGTTGGGGAAATCCACAAAATCCCGATGATCCACATCATTATGAAGGGGCGCGTTCGTTGCGCCACAGAGAAAGGCACAAAGGTTTTTTCTGCTCCTTCGATCTTCGTCACCCCTGCTGGCGGCAAACGCTGCGGCGTGGTTGAGGAAGATTGCATCTGGGTAAATGTCTTACCCACAAAACACGGAAGCGAAGAGGACTTAGACCTCATCAAAGCCGAAGCTATCGCCAAATCTTTTGATGAGGTTGGCCTAGTCGGTTCCTCTTCCGAATTGAAGAAGCTGGAAGAGGAGAAGGGCAAATGAGCTTTTTCGTAGCAGCGATTGTTACTGTCGGCGTTGGCGTTGCAGTCAACGAAAGCGAAAAGAACAGAAAAGAAAAGAAGGCGGCGGAAGAGCGCGAACGTCAGCGCCTCGCACGTCTATCCGATGCGGTCGACGCACGCGAAGCTGAGTACCAAACTCAAGCCGACGCCTACAACACAGCCGTCGATAGCTATAATGCAAGTTTTAACAACGCTATCTCTGGCCTGACTGGTCTGCGCAACAACATCGGCGGTCTTACAATCGCCGATTTGTACGACGACCCAACCACATCAGCAAACGAGAACCAGTACGACAACTACCTAACGTCTCTTAACAACATGGAGACGGCTCTAGGAAATCTGAGCTTCAGCGCAGATCGCCCAACATTCAGCAGCGTACTGACGACAGATGACGGGACAGCCACAGTTGACGACATCCCAACCCTTGGATCGGCGATGACAGGCAACGTCCCTGACTATCTAGACACAATCGACAACCTACGCACATCTTTGAAAGGTCTAAGCCGTGATCGTCGCAAAGAAGAAAACAGAATTAGCGACTTTCAATCTGACCTAAATTTCGATCTTGGCCAGATCAACCGCGACGTAGGTCGCCTAGACATCTCCCAAACAGATCGGCTTGGTGGATACGAGGATCAGCTTGCTGACCTAGAACGTGGATATAACGCATTTTCATCAGACATTCTTGGCCAAGTTGGCGGCCTGTCATATGACGACAGCGGTATTGAAAGTGCAATCCAAGGATTGCGTGATGCACGTTCGGCAGAAGAAACCCGCATAGAAAACTTTGGCACAAACCTTGGTAACTTTGCCGATACTTACGCCGACAACCTGTCTGGCTACAACATCACCAACCTTGATGATCTAAACAATCTGCAAGGTTTGATCGACACGCAGCAAGACGCAGCGAGCGACTTCGACAGTTTGCTAGACTTCGACTTCAGCAACCAGCTAAATAGCCTGGGGCAGACAGAACGCGGCGTCGGAAACTTGCTTGACGACCGAGAGGCAGAGCTAGACCGCATCTCAGCAGCGGAACTGGAAGCCCAGCGCCGCGCAACTGGCTTGAGCCGTTTTGCAGACAGCCTTGGCATTGCTGACATCGACAGCATGAACGACCTTGGCTACGACATTGACGACTACAACACAGACATCGGCAACTTTGAAAGTTTGCTAGACTTCGACTTCTCTGGCGCAAACGCAACTGCAACAGGCGCAGCAGAAGCTCTGGCTCAACTTCGCACTGACCGCAAGACAGAACTAGATCGCATCGACCAGTTCGGCACTGACCTTGGTGGCTTCGCATCTCAGTATGCAACAGACCTCGGCGGCTACAACATTGCGAACATCGACGAGATGGACGCACTGCAAGAATTGATCGACCAGCGTCAGAACGAGGCTCGCCGCTTTAGTTCAGAGCTAGACTTTGACTTCGGCACTCAGCTAGATGACCTTCGCAACGTCGAAGGCGATCTCGGCGACTTATACCTAGAGCGTCAGCTTGAGCAGGGTCGCATCGAAGACGCAGAGCGAGACTACTTGCGCACAGCACAATCGCTTGATCGCCTTGCAGACAGCACAGGCATCTACAGCAAAGCTGGCATCGACGCTCTACAAGAAGACCTCGACAATCTAAACGCCGACATTACTGGCTTCGAAAGTCTTCTGGACTTCGACTTCAGTGGCTCAGACGAGTTCCGCAACCAAGCTGGCCTAGACATCTCAGACCTGTATTCACAGCGCGGTGAAGCCCTAGACGCAATCAACAACCCAATCGCAGGCATCTCTGAAGGCGCAGCGGGTCTCGAACTGTACGACGAGACAGGGATGCGCGACGCACGAGGCGAACTGTCAGACCTGAACCGCGACCTGTCTCGCTTCTCAGGTGGTCGAGTAGAGGAAATCCAAGGCAATGTGAACACAGCCATCGGCGACATCGACACACGCTTGGAAGAACTCAACACTTACCGCAACGAACTGGAAACCAAAGCGCAAGGTCTACTCGAACAGGTCAACAACGCCACATACTATGGCCTTGGCGATCTGGAGGGCGACCTCGGCAGCCTAGACGCGCAGCAAGCAGAGATCGAACTTTACAACGCACAGGTTGCGATGGACGAACTCGATCAGTTGCAAGAACGTCTGTACGGCGAGCGCAACCGCCTAGAGCAAGACGCTCAGAACGTGGCAGCCCGTCAGACGAACGCACAAGACGCACTTCTTAACGCGCTGAACGCATTCGGCTTGCCTCAGTTTGACAACTTGTCGCAGATCGACCCGATGACGATGCAACAGTTCATGGCGATGATCCAGAACCAAGAAGAAGATGAAGACGAATTTACGACCAACCCGAACGCATTTAGCAGCAATGTAATTCGTGTTGGATAAAAGGAGTAGGTAGATGTCATTTTCCACAATGCTCCAAATGGGGATGGGAATACTCGGCACGCGCCAAGCGGGCCAAGAGTATCGTGACGGCATACGCGCTCGCTACGATGCCTTGGCAATGCAGCGCGATCAGTACAATCAGAACTACGGCAGCTACCTAGACGCCCTTCGAGCGCAGCAGGAAGAGAACGAGTACATCCGTCAGCGCGAGATGATGGACCGCATGACGCGGGGGTCAGAGCGTGACTTCGCAGAAAGCCAACTATTCTCTTACCTCGACCAACTAGACGCCGAACGCCAGTATGGCATGGACAGGCAGCAGGTACTCGACCGAGATGCTGCCCGCCAGAGAGCTTTCCAGCTTCAGCAGCTTCTAACAAACCAAGACTTACGCGCCGATGAACGGCGCTTTGCTTTAGAACAGCTACGCATTGCCCAAGATATTGCGGCGGGTGAGCGCGACTTCACGATGGGCATCTATCAAGACGAAGCAGATCGTCTTGCAGAACGCCAATCAATGGCTGACCAAGAAGCGCGAGAGATGCAGCTATATCGCTTGCGCGAAGCTGCACGAAACAGAGACCTAGTGGCAAGCGAACGAGAGTTCGCTAAAATGCTTTTAGGGCAGGCACAAGACGTAGCGGGTGCAGAGCGCGACGAGCAAATGGCTCGCTTCCTTGAAGATCGCGACACCCGTGCAGACGAGCGTCAGTTCGTGGTCGATCAATACGAAGATTATTTGCGCCAAGCGCAAGCAGAACGTGACGCTGAGATGGGTATCCGCGAGCAAATACTTGCTGGCGCGGATGACCTGCAAAGCCGCCTAGAAGCTACAGCATCTCAGCTTGGCTACATCCCAGAAATCGAACAGATCACACCTGAGATGATTGATGCCGAGGTTGCAAGGCGTACTGGCGAATATATGTCAGACGTTGACCGTGCAGCAGAAGCAGTTGCATCAGTAAACGAAGCAGACTTGATCCGCGCTGGCATCGACGTATCGACTGGTGCAACCCAACGTCGTGGCGACATTGCTGGGCGTCTGGCACAGGAATATCAGAACGCACGCTCTCGCGCGTATGACGACGCAATGGGCTACATTTCTGGCAGAAGTAATGCAATGGCCACAAATGTAGGTAATATCATGGATCGCCGTGCAGCTATCCTTGGTGAGACTGCAAACATCGGTGGCGCAGAGCTTGGCATCCTTCAGAACCTACGTCAGCTACCAAGCGCAACTGGCGCATATCAGATGGCAGCCAACATTGGCTCTGGCATCCTAGATCGTAACATCGTGAGTGCGAATAACTACAACGCACCAATCGCAGTTACATCTGGCCTATACGACGCATCGAATGCGATGACATCTGGCATGTCGAACTACGATTACAACCTAATGAACCTGATGTCTGGCGTATCAAGCAACAATAATTATAGCTCACCAGTAGCGATTGGCTCCGCTATCTACGACGGCAACATTGGCGGCAACTACGCAAGCACGCTATCTCCGTCGTCAGCAGCATCAACGGCTGGCTTGAACCTTGGATCATCGGTTATGGCTCCATATAACCAGACGCTTCAGAACCCAATGAACTATCTCAGCAATGCTAATGCTTACAACAACAGCATAATTAGCGGACTGATGGGTCAGTACAACCAAGGTCGTGAGCGAATGGCAAATGCAAGCTCACACTTCGGTGACTTACTAGATGCGAGCGCGGGTGATCTGGACCCGAATAACGAGCTTTATAATAGGTTTAGCACTTGGGCGACTTCGAAGTTCCCTAGTTGGATGGGAGGCGGCGGATAATGTTTTTTGACTACGCATCACGAGGAGCGCAACAAGGTCGAGAAAACCGTAACAGGCAGCGTCGCGAACTAGCTCAAGCGTTCCAGCAATTCCAAGCCTCGAACCCAGAGGCTACGGTTCAGGACTTTCAGTCTTTCATCGACAGCATGGCGGGCAATGGTCTTGGATCAAACTACATACGAGGCGGCGCACCATCTCAGGACGTCTTGCAAAGTCTTGCAGAGCAAGGCCAAGCCCGCAAACAGCAGCGTCTTTTGGAGCAAACATCCGCGAACTTCCGTCGTCGCGCCGAAGACCTGTCTACTCTCGAAGCCATGGCAGACCGTGCTGTTCTAGGAATGAGCGGCGATGACTTCGACGGAGCATACAATACATTCGTCCAATCACTTGGCCCCAACGGTCAACAGATTGTGAACGGCATGAACCTGCGCAATCGCTTCACCATCCAAAACCGCGACACTCTAATGGGCCGTCGCTTGATGGAGAGCATGCCGCAGATCGACAACTATCTGAATATGTATGGCTACAACACAGAAGCCCTCGACCCAGACCAGATGTCTCGCTTCTTTGGGCTGCCTGCAAATCAGATGCAGCCATTTATCGAGGCCGCTAACCGCAAAATTCAGATGAGCATGCAGGAGTGGCGTCAGACCAACAACTCCAACTTAATGCAAATCGCACGCGACGCAGCAACAACTCTTGGCCCTGAAGGCGTAGAGCCTGCGCTGCGCAACTACCTGCAAAACTCACCATTCGGTGAGCAGATGCTCGAAGGCTTTGACTTTGCGCCATACGTTACCGAAGCCGAGCGTCTCGTTTCAGAGCGCGAAGAGCAGAACCAAATCGAAAGCCAAGGTCGTGTAAACCGCATGATCGACGCTTGGGAAAGCAACGCACGTTTGCAACGCTTCCTGCGTGATGGCGACAATGACAGCGCGTTACAACAAATGTACGACATCGCTGCCCGCAACCTTTCGGACGAAGACTTCCAGCGCCTATACGGCAAGACAAAAGAAGAAGTTTCAAGCAACCCAGCACTGGCATTCCAGTCAGACCTCGACCGTTACGTTGGTTCCGAGCGCGACGCACAGGAAGAAAATTACGCAACTCGCTCACAGGAGTTGGACGCAACACTGGCCGAAGTTTCTCGTACATACGTCACAAACAACCAAGGTCGTCTTACAGAAGTTCTTGGCAACTACTTCTCAGAGCAGGTTGCTGGCACCTTGGGTATGCAGCTTGGTCAGCGTTATGCTTACTCACCTGAACTGGCGAACGCAGTCTTCGAGATCAACTCTGGCATGGATGAAGAAACTCGCGAAGCGGCGCAAGACAACCCAGCCGTTGCAGTATCCTACATCTTGGAGCAGCTACAGTCTCGTGGCTTCACGCCAAACATTGAACAAACACGCGATCAGTTCATCGAACAGCAGCGTGAGCAGAATGGCCTGTATCAACCACAAACATTCGACGACTGGTTCAACAGTGAGACCGACAGCGTGACAACAGCCATGAATGGCTACCGCGAACGCTTCAATCAAATGCTCGAAGCATATGGTAACAACCCAAGCGTCTTGGCTTCAGAGCTTATGAAGCTCAAGACTGTGGTCGACAGTGTTCCAGCATTGGTTGAGCAGGAGATGGCAGCACGCGCACGCTCAGAGCGCACATGGCTTTATTACAACTCTGGTGGTTGGGATCAGGCTCGCGTTCAGCAAGGTATCATTGATCCTGCAAACAACGGCGCAGCCGAGCTATCTCGCGTCATCGAGCAAGCGATCACCCAAGCCAACGAGCGTGCGAATGAAACGCCAGAACCTGTTCCATCTAACCAGACTGTTGATGCACCGTCTGAAGACCAGTCTTCAATCAGCAGATCAGTCAGTGAAAGTGTGGAAGAAGTATACGGCGTAGGCAATGAAATCCGCAGCAGCGTAAACATGCGTCCTGCGGGTGCAGTTGGTTGGATCACAAGCCCACTTCATGCGGGTCTTCGCTGGCTTTCGGAAGAAGGCGTGATGAATGAAGCAGATGCGCAAGGCGTACAAGATCGTCGTGGGTGGGTAGAGCCTCGCTTCGACAGGCTGCAAGAATATGGCCGCCACCTGAAGAATATGAACCCAGAACTTTACGCTCAGATGCTGGTCGACTTCCAAAACATGACAGCCGAACAGCTATCGCAGAAATATGATCCAGTTCTGGATGCACTAGCGAACGATAGACAGATCAGACTTCCTCAGTAAGGACGACACCTACAGGCGTCTCCAGTTATCATCGGCTTGATTGCTCACGGATAACTGGAGAACCGCCGCAATGTCGAAGTATTTGCCTGAAGCCCCCGCGCTTATCGACCCAAACACTGTCACACAGACGCAAAATGTGGACTATTTGTCCAATACTGGAGGCGCAGACCTGCTTCGCAGCCCTGCTTTCCTCAACGATCTACGCCAACACTACGAAAGCAAAGGCGTCCGCTTCCTAACGGAAGAGGAATTGATAGACCGTTTCTACTCAGACAACACTTGGGACGACCTCAACACAGTCAGCGCGATCAGTTCAGCAGCAGAAGCAGCGACAGCGGGTTCCGACGAGAAGCAGCGACTTAACCGTCTGCAACAAGCATGGCGTTCACTACCTAACTTCTGGCAAGAAGGTGGCCGTGGCTTCCTATCCGCAGCAGGTGACGCCGCAGGCGCGATCATCGCAGACCCAATCAACCTTATTCCAGGGGTCAACGCATATGCGAAGGCCACAACCGCAGCCCGTGCAGCAACAGCAGCGGGTCGCAGCGCAACTCGTGCTGGTGTCACAGCAGGCGCACGCTCTGGTGCGCTGTCTGAAGCAGCAATTTCTGGTGGCCAAGAAGCAATCGTAAACGCGGCAAACCAGACGCGCGACATCCAACTTGGGCTTCGCGACAACTTCAGCACAGGCGAATTAGCTGGTGCGACAGCAATCGGTGCTGGTCTTGGCGGTACAGTCGGTGGCGCAATCGGTGCAGGTGCAGGCGCATTGGCCTCCCGTACTGGCGCACAGCAGGCACAGAACCTTGGACGCCTTGGCTACAGCCCAGAAGAAATTGGCGGCATGTCCAATCAGGAAGCGCAGCGTCGCATTCCTGCTGAAATGCCAGACTTCCAGATGCCTGCACCTCGTCAGGCAGACGAAGCAGCGGAAGACACACCCGAACTGACACCCGAGCAGCAGCGCGATGCCAAGTGGCAAGAGCAGACTGCCCGTGCAACAGCAATTCGCGATGCACTTCGTGATCGCGTGGATGAACTGCGTGCAGATGGCGCAGACCCAGACGTTATTGAGGCAATGCAGCAAAGACTAGAAGCTGCAACACGACTAATTCCGATGACCCAGCGCCTTGCAAAAGAGGAAGCTGACATCATCAACTTCGGCGGGACAAACGACAGCCAGCAACGAGCGCGTCATTCACGTCGAACAAAAGAATACGAGCGCGACTTTTCCGAATGGCGCGAACTCGTCAGCACAGTCGAGGACGCCTCAGACGTAGATGCAGTGAATGCACGCATCGACGATATTCAAGCGCGTATCGAAGCTGATAGAGCGCAAGAAGCAGAAGCCGCAGCGGAAACTCCACCAGAAGCAGCGGCTGACGAGGCGGTTGCGACAGGTGGGGAAGATGCTCCATCCCCTGATGGCCCTGATGCAGCCGCCTCACCTATTGAGACGTCACCAACAACAGAGCCACTAGACGGTGCAGCACCAGAAGCAGAGGGCTTCCCTGAATTTAAGTATCGCTCAGATGCCCAGCGCGACAGTGTTCGCAGCCTACTCGAACAGGCCGAACTCAGCGAGTACGACCTGTCTGTTATGGTGTCCAATGGCGAAATCAAAGTCAGCAAGCGTGGGAATGTATTAACCCAGCAAAGCGTCAAAGACCTACGCGCCAAACTCAAGCCTACCATCGACGAACTGGCTGCAAGAAAAACAGACGACGAGCTACCATCAGCGGCTGGCCCTGACCCCGTAGCGGTCGAAACTCCTGCACCAAAGCAGGACGTATCTACCGATCCACTGCGTGGCCAAGCCCTGTTCGCTGGCATTGACCCGAACGGCATCACGCCACCCAAGCGCAGCAAGACTGGCAAGGTCACAAAAGCGCAGGTCAACAAAGCCATTGCGGCACGCGCACCAGACGCGGAGCCTGACGCATATGCAGCACAGGTTCGCCAAGAGCTAGACGATGCACTTGATCTTATCGGTGCAGAGGAAGACCTCGACGCATTGCGCCAAGCCGTAGCAATGCTTGCCCGCTCATCGAAATCAGAAGACGCAGACATTCTGGCTCTGTTCGATCACCTGACCGACATCATGCCAGACGATGGCCCAGAAGTATCTCTTGGCTCTATCGACTTTACCAAGACGGAAATCAAAAAGATTGAGCGTCGTGCGAAAGAACTTCGTCGTCAACAGCCTGGGATGGGTGCCGATCTTGCGACAGAAATTGCGACAGGCGAGATCAGAGCGCAACGCGGTGCCGATACCCAAGCGATCCGTGGCACAGGCGACAGCATCGAAGACGCAAAGAAGTTCACAACTGCTGGACGCAACGTAGCTGGCCGCATCCAAGGCTTCCTACGCCGTGGCACCCCCATTGAGAAAGGCAGCGAATACACAACAACTCGCGACATGCGCGTGAAGCGCAGCGAGTTTGGCTTCGAGGCCGCTCTTATCGAAGCACGCAGCGGCAAGGGTCCAGACGTCGTGGCGTACACCACACTTGGCCCAGAAACTATTATGACCCGTACTGGCAAGGTGCAGGTTCCAAAAGGCACCGTCGCATATGCAGACGGTTACACCCGCCGTGCCTATGACAGCATGGAACTGGCACTTGAAGCGCGTGGCGATGGCCGCAAAGACCGCTCGATGCCTAAAGTTACGGATACAGGTCCAACGCAGAACAACATCAAGAAACTTCTCGACGAGTTCGGCGATGATCCAGAGGCATTCCGCCGTGCATTGCAGGCGGTTCGCGACGGAGGAACGACAGCCAAGGCACCAGCTATCGAAAAGTTGCCACTGGTTCGTGGCGCAAAGCTGGCAATCGCCAAGCACAAAACTCGCAAGGGCAAGAACGGCGGTCCACTTATCCGCATGGTCGACCCCAAGCAGGCAGACGCTGGAAAGAATATCTCTGCGGTTCTGGGAAAAGACTTAGACGGATGGGAAGTAAAGTATGCAGATCGCAGCCGCTTTACCAACAATCCCAAGAAACTGCGCGACCTATGGGAAGCAACATCTGACGATGCACGCGCGGAAATGGAAGGCATCCCACCAGATGCCGCACTAAACGAAGCTGGCTACGAAACAAGTCTTGGTCGCCCGATGAACCAAGTCGAGGCGCATTATATAGAGATCACAGCCGACACGACGCTGACCGAGAAAGAAACAGCGGCGATCCTATACGCAGCGAAGAAGGCAGACCACGTCAAAAAGATCGACGAGGTCACTGTAGCGGACGTTCTTTACTATGAGATGGCTCTGAACAGCACACGCTGGCAGAAAAATATCAATGAACACCGTGCAATCGGCGAGGCGATCAAGTCACTCAACGACGTTATGAGCCGTGTCGCACCTGATGGCATCAAGTTGCCCAACGAAAAGCGCGTCGACGCTATGCGTAAGCTGGATGCAATCTTCGCAGGTGTTGGCTCTGACGAACTACAGCATGCGCGAGAGTTCATCACACGCATGGGTGGCGACAGAGCGGTAGCGCCTGAACTTCGTACAACCACACCAAGACCCACGATGACGGGAGTGTATGAGTTCGGCATCCCATCTGCATCTAGTGGCGCAACTCGTGTTACCGACTTGGGTGTATCACAGCGTGTTGGCGTCGTCCCGACCCCAGCTAAGATGTATCCGAACCCACGTCTGATGACGTTCTACCATGAGATGGCACACTGGGCGTACTTCAACATTCTGACCCACAAAGATCGTGCCGACTTCTGGACGTCGATGGAAAAATACTACACCGACGACGGCAAGTTAGACCTTGATCTGCTCGTTGCGAGCGTTCCAAAGATCGACGAAAAGGGCGTGCCTCTTACCAATTCGCTCGAAGCACCAGCCGAACTGTTTGCTAACCAGTTCGAAGTCTTCATGGCCAATAAGATTAAAGGCTATGCAACTGCATCCGAGAGCTACTGGCGTCGCGTAACAAACTACATCAAAGCAGTGTTCGACCGCTACTTTGGTGGCGTGATGATCGACCCTGACCTAGAGCCGATGTTCGCAAAAATCCTACCAGACGAGGACAGCGGCGCATTCGCAATGGGCAAAGACGCAGTGGCCAAGACGGAAGCGGGCAAGACCTACAACCGTCGCTACGCACAGATCAAGATGGACCGACAAGACTTGAAGGATGCCATCTTCGATGACAGTCCTGAAGGCATAGTCAACGCATCGCGCACTATCGTCGAAACGCTGCTTACACTGGCACCTCGCGTACACATTGCGATGAAGCGTGGCACAACTGGCACTCTGATGCCGCTAATCCCAATGCGCACCATGATCCGTCAACGCATTGACGACATCAGCGAAATCCTGTCAGGCAAACCGTTCGACTTTGACGCATACGATAAGGGCGAAATGCCTCGCTGGATGATCGACGAAGGTTTGACCGCCGTCGATGACCCAACGGAAGCCGCAGACATGCTGCGTGACTTCTACTTCAATGGCTATAACGGAAAGTTCCAACCTTCCAACGGCATCCCTGCTGGCCCGAAAGGTCAGCCCATCAACAAGCAGTACACGTCTCTCGAAAAACTGTTCGACATGATGGAGAACCGTTTGGAAGCGGCGTACAAAAAAGCAGAAAGCGGAGACCTACCGCCAGAAGCTACGCCGAAGCTGGATACAGACGTTGAGCCGTCTGAAAGGCCGAACCCAATTAAGCGGAAAGCTGCCAAGAAGAAGCAACGCATCGAGAAAGCAGCGGATGCAGCGGCGGCAGCCGTCACCAAGACGCCCGCAGCCAAGCGCACAAGACGCAATCCAAAGTCTGGCCGCGTCGTTGACCCAGCATTCGCAGAGAGCTTGAAGACAAAAGAGCCAAACGAACTGCGCTCACTGTTCATTGAACACAAAGGCACAGAGCGTGGCGATCAGGTCGCATTCGAGCTTATGCACCGCGTCAAATCGCAACCAGCATCTAGCTACAAAGAGGCTCGCATCACCAAAGAAATCAAGGCGATGAAGTCTGACGAGCTTGAGGCGACATTCCTGAATGGCGTCGAGACTGGCGATGCGAACATGACAAACATGGCGATCACCGAGATGATGCGTCGCCAGATCAACAAACGTCGCAGAAAAGAAGGCTTGCAAATTATCCAGCCTCGCATTCTGAAGCGCGAAATCCTTCAGACAGAGATCGACGACAACGTCGGTCTGGCATCAAGCGATGGTGTGCCGCCCGCAGCGCGTGCATCTGTACGCGAATTGCTAGGTTACATCACGCACCGCGACCCAGAAATTCAGTACACAGCCCGCACCATGGCATATCGGATGCTGAACCTGATGGGCAAAACCTCGCGCAAGACGCTCGGTGAAGCCAATGTGATGACATCCGCAGACCTTGCACGTCTGGCAAACACTGACCCGAACACAGTGGGCAACGCTGCATTTGCAGACTTCCGCGCACCTGAGTTCCAAAAGCTGCGCAGTGACCTACGCCGCATGTCGATTGGCCTGAACAAAGGCAAGACAAACCCATTCGACATCATGCACGAGATTGGCCATGTCATGGTTCGCTCTGGTGTACTGGCAGACGACGAGATCGCAGCGATCCGCGAAGCCTACACACTGGCAAACGACACCACCAAGAAGCGTATTCAGAACGCATATGCTGGCAAGTACGGTGGTCGCACTGAAAACCTAGACGATCTGCTCGCAGAAGAATGGTTCTCAGAAGGTTTGGCTTACTACATGGCGGAGCGTGTAGCCAAGGGCGACATCCTCGAAGCAGCACTTGATGGCAACATCGGCAACCTTCGCATGCGCAACTCATTCAGCCGTGCGATGGACAAGATGATTGAGTACATCGCCTACGTCTTAAACGGCATGGTTGGCCGCAACGACATCAAGCAGCAGTATCGCCGTTTGTTCTTGTTCGGCGACATGTTCCAGTCAGACGCAACTCCACCACTGGCCACAACGATCCGTCGCAAGAAGGGCGTGCATTCTTCATACGCAGCGGATGCTGTGGCTGACCACATTGCGACCAGCCCATCTGCACGTCTGGCGAAGATACGAAACTTCGTCGGTGAAGGTATGAGCTACGACGGAGAAAGCGGCAGCTTCTTAGAGTTCTATCACGGAACTCCGAATGGCTGGGCGTTCAAGCGAAACACTAACCCAGACGTCGTCTTGGCGGGATCATCTCGCGGACAAAAGGGTCCAGGGGTTTACCTAACTCGCTCTGCTGCCGTCGCGTCTGAGGTATACTCTCGCAAGCCGACTTACGAGAACTTGCTAGGTCAGATCAACAGACTGGTTGAGGAAGGCAAGATCGACGAAGAGACATCTGTCTACATGGTTGACGCTGCTCGTGACCTCATCAACACACGTCTGGCTCTATCGAAAGCACGTCGTAAATACTCTGAGTTCACGCAGTTCAACCAAGAGAAAGCGAAGCGTGACCTTATTAAAGAGCGCATCGACTACTTCGTTGACGAGGAACAGGAACTTAACGAGTACCTGATCGAGCGCGGTCTTCTGGTCGAGCCAATGGTTATCCCGACATTCGTGCGTGTGATGAACCCTGCGGACTTCCGCACCAGAACAATCTACCAGCCGAACCAAGCTGGCATCCCATCGCCAATGGCTAAGATATTCATCGACCATGGCGACATGATGCAAATCTTCAGACCGACTGCTCTGGACAGCTTTTCTCGTGACGCGTCTTCACGTCGATTAGACGGCGAGGAAATGTATCAGCGTATCGTTCAACTCTACACCGACAGTGGCTTCAGCAAGGAAGAAGGTCAGCGCATGCTGAACGAAGTCCTTGACGACAATGGCTACGACGGCATTCGCTCTACACACCGCAACAGCCTTGGCATTCAGGGTACAGAGCAGATGCCGAACGGCGACTTCTACGAAGCGTCGATGACTGAGTATGAAGCTCTGACTGTGTTCGACACATCCAACGTCAAGCATGTGGATGCCGACGAGTTTGACGATTTCGACGACCGTCTATTCTACCGTGCCTCTGAGGCTATGCCTCGCGGCACTGCTGGCTCTGTCACTGAAGCGATTATGAACCGCGCCATCGACAAGACATCTGACATCAACCCTGCCTCTCTTGGCGAGGTAATGGAAGGTGACGGCGTGAGTTCGCCAATGACATCGGCAATCATGTCGATGATCCGAGGTCGCAAGCTAGACGTCAAAGAAGAACAAGCGATGCGCAAGACGTCACCGTTCTGGTGGTTACAGTCGCAGTCAACTCGCATGTCTGATCTTGGCGCAAACTGGGTGGCGAAGTGGTATAAAAACAACTTCCCATCCTTGCATCAGAAGTTTGCATCTAAATACTTCCCGATCCACCACCAGCTTCGTGCGCTGCCAGACGCTGACGGCAAGGTCCGCGCATGGGCGCGTGCTGCATCTGGCAACGTCGGGCAGCAACAACCGAAGTCATACCAGCGTATCGTGAAGGCGCTGCGTCGTGGCTACGACAAAGACGGAAACGAAACCCGTTACGTCAAAAACCTCAACGAGCAGGAGCGTAAGGTCTGGAACCAAATCCGTAACGCACTGTCTGCCGAGCGCGATGAGATGATCGCCAAAGGTATGTACGTCGGAGACCGTGGCCCGAACTACCTGCCACAAGTTTGGAACAAGGAGAAAATTCGTGACAACAAGCAAGAGTTTCTTGCCTCAATGGCTGACTACTTCCGCATGGAAAAAACGGCGCATGGTGTTCTCGATTATACTGACGAACAGGCTGCTGATTTTGCGAATGGATTGTTTGAGACTTTGGCTGAAGATGGGGCAGATGGCGTCTTCATTCCGATCCAAGGTGGCTCGCGCAATCCGAAGTTTGACAACGTAGACTTCAGCCGTGTCATCGAACTAGAGAAGTATCCTGCCGCAATGGACAGCCTAGAGAAGTTCCTTGAGGACGATCTCGAAGCATTGCTGGTTAAATACTTCGAAGGTTCATCGCGTCGCATCAACCATGCGGAGCAAATGGGCATCAATAGCCACGCGTTCTACGACTACATTCTGGCCGCAGATGCAGGTCGAGAAGGGATCATCCGCCTGCTGACAACAGCGAAGGACTTCCGCAAGGACATCCGAGCAATCAGCGAGACAGGATACCCAGAATACGCGCAGCTATCAGACGTCGTTCGTATGCCATTCGAAGGCAAAGACGCAGACGCTGGACGCTTCGTCGACGACTTGATGCGCACCCATGCCGAGCAAGGTGAAGGTGCGGCACGCAAGATGCTCGAAACAGTTGCGCCTCGTGACCCAGACGGCAACATCGCTCTGGCTTACAAGCGCCGCTCAGACGCAATCATCGGCGCACTGACTGACTTCAAAGGTCAGAAGGTAAACTGGAAGCCAAGCGACTTTGAGTTCATGGAGAACTCGATGCGCGTCGCAATGAAGAAGCCTCAGACAGGCACTGGCTCTCGCGGCATGATGAACTTCAGCCGCGCAATGCGCAGCTTCAACAGCGTCACTCTACTTGGCTTCACAACTCTGACGTCTTTGGGTGACTTGGTGCTACCAATCATCCGCTCTGGCTCATTCTCTGACTGGGCGAAGGGCGTACACAAGTGGAAGTCTGACCCAGAATACGCGCAGTTCATTCACGATACTGGCGTCGCAATGGAGAACATCGTCCACGAGCGCATGGTTCACATGTATGGTGCGGTCGATGGAAAGCTGACCAACGCATTCTTCAACGCAACAATGCTAACGCCTTGGACTGACATGAACCGTCAGATCGCAGGTGCTACTGGCTACGAAGCGATGAAGACCATGCAGCGTAAGGCTCGCAAGCATTACAAAGACGGGCTTCCAATCGGCGAGCAGCCTGTTCAGTACAAGACAGCAGCACGCTTCTTGAATGGCTATGGACTGGGCGATTACTTGCCGAGCGGTGTGAAGAAAGACATCAGTCTTGGCGACCGCAAGTTGATGGCTGGCGATCCTGCACTTGGTCAGGCGATGATTAAGTTCGCAGACGAAGCGATCTTCCAGCCGAACCCGAACGACATCCCACTCTGGGCGCAAACGCCTTGGGGTTCGATGCTGTTCCAACTGAAGTCATTCCCACTAATGATGACGCGTCTTGGCGGACACGTCGTGGATGAAGCCATGAAGGGCAACGTAAAGCCTCTGGCATACTTCGCAACACTTGGCCCTGCATTCGGTATGGGTGCGCTGGCTGCGAAAGACATCATCCAGATGCGTGGTGGCGACGACGAGCGTAGTCCAGAGCTACGGCGCCGCAACATCCTGAAGGTTCTTGGCTACGACGAGAAGGTCCACGGCAACGAGCAAGACTTCCTTGGCTGGTATGTCGAAGGGATGATGATGATGGGTGGCCTCGGTCTTATCGGGGACGTCATGCACAGCGCAGTCACTCAGGTGGACAACGGTGCATACGGTAAAATCCGCATCGCCTCCACAGTAGCGGGTCCATCATTCGGTGCGTTTATGTCAGCGGTCGATGTGGCTGCTGGCGGCAAAGACGCAGTGATTGGTGGCGACAACAGCAACGCAAAAGAACGGTCAGCCGTCCGAGAGATGGCCACACGCATTCCTGTCGTTGGCGGCATCAGAGCCGCACGCGAAGGAATTGTCGATACTCTGGCAGGTGAGCCAGACAGCGGCAGACGCAAGCGCAACCCATGGCAATCAAGCTGGAGTAGCGGTTGGGAATAAGGAGCAAAGGAGCAACTGATGCTACAAGCACTCATCGGTCCTGTAACTGGCTTGTTGGACAAGTTCATTGAGGACAAAGACCAAAGGGCGCAACTCGCCCACGAAATAGCAACCATGGCGGAGCGTCACGCGCACGAAGCCGCCATGGCTCAGATCGACGTAAACAAACAAGAAGCTCAACACCGATCCGTCTGGGTCGCTGGTTGGCGACCTGCATGCGGATGGCTTTGCGCTGCCGCAATGGGCGCACACTTCGTGATCTTCCCGACAATCGCCGTCGTAGCGACGGCGTTCGGACAGACGGTCGACTTCCCAGAGTTTGACATGAACAGCTTGATGACCGTCTTGCTTGGCATGCTGGGTCTTGGCGGTCTTCGCAGCTTCGAGAAAAGCAAGGGGGTTGCGAAGTAATGCCTGACTTTGGCGACATCAAGAACATAATTGCTGCGGTGGGTGCGCTCATCGCTGCAATATCTGGTGGAGCTACATTGTCTGGCAAGTTCGGGTGGGATTGGTTCGACCGTCCTGTACTCGAATGGCACCCAGAGCAGTTCAACGTCTTCGATGGCTGGATCGACGAAGGTTTCAAGGTCGTCGTCGCACGGCAAAAGCTACGCGACGATTGTGAAGTCACTGGCTTCCGCGTGGAACTTCGCGACAGCGAGTATATCGTACACCCACTGACCCCATCAGTAGCGAAGTTTAGTGGGCCAGCAAGCGAGAACGTCGACCTATTTGGATACCGCGTCTACCTCCCTGAGATGCACGCAGAAAAGGTGGCGATTGGAGAGGCAACTCTTCTTGGCCAGATTAAGTACGCATGCCCAGAAGGCGAGCAAATCGTGACCTATCCATCTCACCCAAATCTCACATTCAATATACTAGGAGTAAGCAGCGATGAGACACATTGATGAGATCGTAATTCACTGCACAGCCACAAACCCAAGCTGGTATGCAGACAAGAGTGCGCAAGATGTTGCGCAAGAAATCCGCAGATGGCACACGCAAGAACGTAAATGGAGCGACATTGGCTACCATTTTATCGTACATCGTAATGGGGAGGTCGCAACTGGTCGCCCTGTCTCGCGTTCAGGTGCGCACGTCGCAGGACATAACAAAAATACGATTGGCGTTAGCTTGGTCGGTGGTCGTGGCGGCTGCTCAGACGACAGCTTCCTCGACAACTTCACGGAAGAGCAGGAGAAAGCACTGCGTGAACTGATCGAAGACCTAAAGAAAGACCACAAGACCATCACAAAGGTGACAGGCCACAACGACTATGCGTCAAAGGCTTGCCCCTGTTTTGATGTCGATGAGTGGTACTAGCGTTTCTTTAATATTTCATCGAGGCGGGACTGACGTTCTGCCTCGTTACTTACGAACTCACCACCGAGGGCGCTGTATCCACATTTGTCGATCCAACTATCCTCATGGCCCAGAGAGTTCAAAAGTCTTGACGTCTTCATCCAGTCAAGCATCAGAGCAACGTGCTGTGCTGTGAGGTATCCGTGAGACGTAAGCGCAGATTTAAGGATAATGTTCCACCCTTCCGCAATGCGCTCGAAGTTTTCATGTGCGTCGCCATAGTCTTGAGCGCGTTGGCCATTGATATACTCGTTCGCCTTCTCTAGGATTTCATCCCTCTTCATCGTCACGCACCTCGTAGTCGACAAGCCATTTGAACCGCATCTTCAGCGCATCAATGTCCGCCTCGACAAGACGCACATCATGCTTCCTGTTTGAAATATCTGCACGCACCCGCTTACGTTTGTCTCGCGCCTTTGCAATCTCGTCCGAATTGCGAGGTCTTGCGTCTTGCAGTTCCTCGATCCGCTCGGAGATGCTGGTCACTTCGTCTTCCATATCGTTGACGTGCTTCAGAATACTAGATCGTTTCTGTGATAGCTTCGTAAATTCTTCCAAAATATCCGTAAACTTCATGCGGTTATTCCTTCGGCAATGGCTCGTATGTTTCATAGTCTGCACAAGGGCCATTGGCTTCTTTGTCATGCTTGTCGCAATGCCACGCTCCACTAGGATGGGCTGAAGAAAAGCGGCATGTTCCGCATCGTACTGGAATGTCCATGCCTTCCCAACATACGCCACGCTTGAAGCATCCGCGACATCTCCAATCAGTCCCGTCGTCGCTGATCTTTCTGGCTTTTCCAAGGACAACACGTTCGATGCGTTCCTTGATGTGTGCAAATTCAAATTCGTCATAGTCTACTAGCTCCGCATGGTATTCGCAGTTGTTCTTATTGATGGCGATGAACAAGGTCTGCGTCATATCGGACATGCCCATCATCATTTGGACCTGCCCGAAATACTGTGGGTGAGATGACTTCACCCCATTTTTCTTAAACTTATTGAAGCTCGCATCGTTCATGGATTTAATTTCCAAGACGCGCACGATGCCATCGTCAAGCTCGACGTGGCCATCCATATGACAGACGATGTGTCCGCCCCATGCTTCGTATGTATGCTGTCTGTTTGTTAAGCCGTCTACTTCCCAGACGCGGATGTCTGCTTTCTTCTTGAGGTCTTTTACGACTTCGTCTTCGAGGATGTGGCCCAACTGGAATATTCGCTTGAGGCGAGGGTCTGGCTCCACATTAGGAAATCCGCGTAAGTTGTACGCGATTGCGGCGTCGCATGCGTTTCCGATGATGGACGCGCCGATATACTCTCTGGCTCTTTCTTCTCGTTTGGCATTGTCGTACCCTTCGTCAATGGCGAAAACGACTTCTTCTGCTGTCTTTACCTGCACTGCTTTGCCCTATTCTTGTTAGGTTGAGGGGGGCAAAGCCCCCCTCAATATGTCATTAGAACGGGATTTCGTCGTCCATCTTAGTGGGTTTAGAGGACTTGTCGGAGCTTCCTTCATTATCTGAAGCGAGCGGTTTGAAGCTCTTAATCTCCGTCTGCTGACGTTGGTTTCCATCTCTGTCTTGCCATGGTTTGCCCAAGCCAATGTAGACCTGACACTTCAGACCTACCAAAGTGGAAACATCATCTGGTTTGTCAGGGTTTGGGTGGCCCCCCGCAACCAGAAATGACTTCAACTGACGCAAGCCGATCTCAACAGCTTGCGCATTTGAATGGTGGACATTGAAGTTCATTCGAATGTCACCCGCACCATCGACGTCTTCGAAGTCTGCGACCACGCGTTTGTTTGCGCTGTCGCCGATGCTTTCGACCTTCGCCGATGTGCATTTTACTGTGTAATTACCTGTGTCCAGACGACGGGAGCCTTCGCTCTCCTCAACCTTTGAAAGGTCTAAGTCTCCAAAACCACTCCAACTCATTTTTCATCTCCTATCTTTTTGTCAGATTGAGCCGATTGATATTTCTCCCACTCGTCGTCTGGCATAGACATGCGAGACAGGAGTTCAGTTACGTCATCCACCTTTTCATATGGCTTCAGACGTTGGCGGGGATCACGAACCTTGCCGTGCCATCCGCTTGCCTCATCAGTCACGACGTAACGTGAAACCTTGGGCATACCTTGGTCGTTCTTTTCCGTCGTGCGCACACCGCACAAGACGTGGTCGAACAACGCAGGGATTTGCTTCGCCACCTTCTGGCCTTTTACAAATGGCCAATACTGGGTGACATCGTTTGCGTCTTGCTCTTCAGCAGCAAGGCAGGTGACATAAACGTGCATGTCCAGATCGCGTATCCATTTCAGGGTGCCGATCATCATCCGTGAGTAGTCTGCCCATAGCTGAAAGCCGTTGTTGTTATGCTTATGCTCGACCTCTAGGTGTTCGATCAGGCGTTCAGCCAGTTCGGTCAAGCTGTCGATGGCGATCCATTTGTAACCTGCCTTCTGAAAATCTTCAGTGGCAATCATCTTACAGATACCTCGGTAAGAATACACGCCGCCCTCTGGATCGTGGCTGCCATCCCATGAGGAGAATGGAACGTAGTCGATGTCGACGTCTTCGACAGACTTCAGTCCGCTTTCGCCTGAGATAATCAAGCCCTTTCCAAAGCGCTTTTGATAGTACCGACATTGGTACGTTTTACCGTACCCATGGTGAGCGTAGAGCAGCACCTTTGTGGGGCCATCCTTTGTAATGGATGACGTCTTGGGGAAATTAAACATGTGGGATCACCTTAATTTTCGGTTTGTCTAGCTTTCGAGTGAGAGCAAATTTCAGCTTCTCCTGCTCGCTTGTTGGAAGTTTAAGGAACTTCCGCTTGTCTACGGTCAACGACCGCTTGACGTGATCGGGCAAGTCACCTTGAGAGAATGCTTTCTCCAATGCTTCCTTGTCCCACGTCCACCGCTCAGAGCGGTTGACGACGACCTCAAAGCTGTCCGTCGACATTGCGAGTTCGCCTGCCTCTTCTGGAAAGACATACGCAATTTCTGTTTCGACTTGGGCTAAGAGAATGGTCAGAGCTTCTAGCTGATTAGACACCTCAAGGTGTTGCTTCGCTAAATCCTCCAGTGTTTTACTTCGCTCGGAAGGTTTGGGGGTCTTCTTGCCTATGCTATCAAAGACATCCCATTCATCGCTTTCGATCATATGCTCCTCCTGTGAACTCACCAGCTACAAAATCGTTTGGTGTCTTGTCACACCCACAGGTGTAGTATATATGATACAAGGTGTCAACAACATGGAGTAGATAAATTGTCTGCACGATTGAACATTGAAGCGTTGATCTGTGATCTTGGAGGAGCAGCCGAAGTGGCCAAGATAGCAGGTGTGGTGCGCACTGCCCCGTATGGGTGGGTGAAACGTAACTACGTTTCCAGTTCAGTCTTGGAGAAAATCAAAACTGCCAAACCTGACATTGACTTAGACTTATACTTTCACGAGGTGGACGATGACCAAGACAAAACTGGAGGCCGCACTTGAGTATTTGGATCGCGGCTGGGCCGTTATCCCTATCAAGGGCGACAAGAGACCCGCAATAAAGTGGGCAGATTTCCAACAGAGGCACCCGACTGAAGAAGAAGTCATAGACTGGTGGACCAAGTGGCCAGACTATGACATCGCAGTCATCACAGGTGAGATAAGCGGCATCGTCGTGGTCGACTGTGACAACGAAGAAGCCGTGGACGCATCCCAAGAAGCGGGAATGCAAAGTCCAATCAGGGTGAAGACCAAGCGCGGTCTTCACCTTTACTTTGAACACCCAAAAGATGGCATCCGTCGTGGCCCACGGGCAGGTGTGAACAGCAGAGGAGCGGACTGGCCAAAGATCAATGGCCTAGACTTCAGAGGGGACGGCAGCTATGCGCTGCTTCCCCCATCCAACAACTATGAATGGATAATACCGCCATACATGGACTGGGATGAGATGCCCATGTGGCGTGACTGGCGTCCGACGCTGAAGGAAGACCGTCTTACAGCAGACTTCACTTTCTCAAAGCTCGACCTGTCTTCGATTGATCCTCTTGATCCAGACGAGTTCATCAGTGAATGGGATCGCACCGCCAAGTATGTGATCGAACACTTCCCATCCACCAAAAAGATACCAACTGGTGCAGGCAATGGACGCAACGAGCGTGTGATGCGGTACATCAGCGAGAGTATTCTGGAAGGTTTCTTTGGGCCAGAGCTACGCGTGCGTGGCTTCGCCTTTATGAATGAGTTCTTTGAGGAGAGCCTAGACGAGCGAGAGTTCGAGGCGACGGTCCAGTCTATGGAGCAGGCTGAACGTCGTAACCATCCCGAACGCTTCGACGACAAAGGCCAGTACATATACAGCCGTGACTTGGCCCCAAAGAAAGAAGAAAACAAGAAACGCAAGCTCATTCAGATGCGGGATGCGGAGCAACTTTTAGAGGAAGCAGACGCAAAAACCTATTTGATAGAGCCGTGGCTTCCTGCTAATACAATCGTGCAGGTTTTCGGATATTCTGGGCATGGGAAATCCTTGTTCGTGCAGCACGCTGTAACGGCGTTATGCGCAGGAAGGAAATACTTTGGACCGTTTGAGATCGGTCGACCTGCACGAGTTCTCTACCTCGACTTTGAAATGGGTATGGCCACGATTGCCAGACGTCTGATGGAGATGCGCCAGATACACGGCGACACTCAAGACCGCCTGAACATCTGGACGCCATTCATCGAGGGACGGGAGATCGACTTGCAGACGCGGGAAGGTCTCCTCGATCTACAGGAATGGATCAAGTTCGCTGGCCCAGACGTCGTCGTGATCGACACCATCCGCTCTGCATACCCAGGGATGGCAGAAAATTCGGCAGACGAATGGGCCAAAGTGAACAAGCTGGCGGTCACGCTGCGAAACTCTGGTCTTGCTGTTATCCTTATTCACCACAGCAACAAGCCGTCTGAGAGTGGCGTCGGCAGGGAAGCTGGCTCAACCAACCAGTTGACCGTCTTGGAGACGCAGATCAGGGTGGCTCAAGTCTTCAGGGATGAGGAGACGGCGAAGCAAAACGCTGGCCTGTACGACAATAACTATGACAACCCCGTCTGGCCATTGCTGGAGAGCAAGCTGCCGCCAGAGTATCGTCTGTATATGGTGATGGAAATTAGGTACGGCAAAGTCCGAGAGTGGACTGATCTGCATGACCGTGTGCAATGGATTGGATACGCGGCGCACAACACAACAGACGAGAAGATCGTCGTGAGTAGCAAGTCCACCAAGCAGCGTGCAAAAGACATGGCCCTAGAAGGTCTGTCTGCTCCTGCTATTTCCGATAAGCTGCATCGACCTCTACGGTTGGTCCGTGAGTGGCTCGAACTTCGAGATACTTCTTCCTAGCTTTTATTTCTTCTGGCGTAAGGTGGCGGACTGACGTCACCTTCGCCTCTGGGAAGTGGTCTCGAACTCTATCAACTAGCTCTGCTATTTCTGGATACTTGCGACGGTTTTCCTCGACAAGTTTCTTCCGCATAAGCTCTTCGTAACGTAGCTTATCTGCGGCTATTTCTTCCTTGGTTGCCATGTTTTCTCAGAATTAAAATCGTCTAGGCGTGTGACTTTGTCACCTCGACGTTGCTGTCGTTTCACGACCGAGGCAGGCACTCCCGTGCCTGTCTCGGCCTAACGTCTCGCGACGATTTTAACTTTTCTGATGGGAAAGTCAACACCTTTGACACCTTTGGGTGTTGATTTTTAGTAGTGTTACTTATACATTTGCACCATGAACAACTGTGCGACAAGGAAATATCATGCCAAAGATGGTTCACGTCTCCGACGCGGACCTGAGTTGGCTCAAAGATAACCATCACGAACACTCTTACCACGACATGGCCAAGCGTATTGGATGCTGTGTCGACACCCTGAAGAGAATACTTGTACGAGAAGGTCTTCAGGAATTTGACGGAGCCAAGTATCAGGTTCGCACAATCGACAAAACTAAAATATGGACACGTCCCTGTATGTCTTGCGGGGAGGAAGAAGAGCGTCCTCGGTTCTGGTACTTCTGTCGTAGCTGTAGGAAAACAATGGGATATACGGAATGACCAAAGCGCATAAGCGTAAGGGCGACGCATATGAGAGAGAGTTAGCAGCATACATCAACGACGCAACAGGACTTAACTGTTCTCGCGCACCCCTATCAGGCGGGGGAAAGGTCGGGATGCACGGCACCGCAGACTTGATCGGAACGCCAGCACTATTCGTCGAAGCCAAACGAGTAGAGCGATTAAACTTTCACGACGCACTCAAGCAAGCAGAAACCAACATCCAAAAGACGAACAGCATGTGCATGCCCGTCGTCGTCAACAGACGATCCAGAATGAAGACGGGCGAAAGTCTCTGCCTCCTAAGACTTGACGATCTCCTCAAGCTCTACCGCTGTTACCTCGTCCTCAACGGCTATACAAAGGACGACCACTAACGTCTTCGATGCCATAATCCTCAAGAAAGCGAGGACATAATGGCTGCAAAGAAGAAGAAACGCTGTAACGTATCCCTTTCCGTCAAGCGCGGAGAGAAGAAACCTGCTTCTCAGGGCGCAGGTCTGACCGCAAAAGGTCGTGCCAAGTACAACAAAGCGTGCGGCTCCAAGCTCAAAGCCCCCCAACCATCTGGCGGTTCTCGCAAGAAATCCTACTGCTCACGCTCCGCTGGCCAGATGAAGATGCACAACATCAGTTGTTCCAAGACGCCAGAGAAACGTATCTGCGCAGCACGCAGACGTTGGAAGTGCTGATGGCAGACCCCAAAGACATAGCAGATGAAATCTTCAAGTGGTCTAACGAAGTTATCGAGACACCACTAGAAGTCTTCGGTGGCCTCCCCGCCTGCCCGTTTGCACGGGCGGCGTGGGAGCGACAAAACGTCATGCTTCACGTTCTCTACGACATCGACGTCATCACCGACATCAAGATCGCCATCAACCCCTTCGCTCCCAACGTACACATCTGCGCATGGGTAGACTACGACGAGATGACAGCCGACGAGTTCCAAGCATGGATCGACCACCACAATGAGAACCATTTCGGTGTCTGGCTCATGGGCTTTCACCCAGACAGCGACGAAAATGTAATGACACCCGAGTTCGATGGCCTCGTTGAGGACGACTACGCCCTAGTTCTTGTGCAATCATTGCAACATCTGGTGGAGGCGTCTGACAAACTTCGTCGCACAAGTTACTACGACGCATTCTCACCAGAGGACATGTCATACATCAACTACCGCAAGGAGATTTACGATGCGTGGAATGAAAAAATCAGTTCGCAAAAAGCCTTCCTCTACCAAGAAGAAGAAGCGATAAACTAGGAGGCCACAATGGCAAGAATGCGTAAAGACAGAGGCGTCGTCTTCGGCACATCTGCAACATCTAGCCGCAACCAACCAGTGATGGGCGGCAACCAGTTCCAAAATGCTTCGAACGTGTCGTCGCAGTTCGGTTCATCCCTATCCCGCACCCCAGTCTACTTGGGTCGTCAACGGTCGATGCGTCGATGAAGTCACGTCAAGTCAAAACAGTCGGTCGCAAGACCAAGTCAGCCAACATGCAGCACGACATATGTCCCTGCGTCTTGGCTAACAACAAAAGGAGTAAGTCCAAATGATGGGTCGTAAAAAACCAATGCGTCGTGGCGGCGGAGGCATGCAAGCCCCAAGCCCACAGCAACGTATGCAGGCGAAGATGATGTTCGAACGCATGTCTCCCGCCCAAAAGCGCCAGTTCGCAGCAATGCGCAACGCCATGGCACAGAAGATGGGCCGCCGCTAATGTCCCTCGTGCGCAACATAAACAAGCGCAAGAGGGCAGGGACCAGTAGGCCGAAGTCGCGATCAACCGTGTCCGCAAAAGCATACGCGGACATGAAGAACAACTGGGGCAAGAAGAAAAAGAAATGACTTTCTCGTCTAACATGGAAGGCCGAGACATCGCCTCCCTCATCAACGAAACAGCATCAGCCCTTGGCGCCGACCCTGTCGACCTAGCAACCGTCATCTCCTACGAGACAGGTGGCACCTTCGACCCCATGGAAGTCGGCCCAACCACCAAGTGGGGACAGCACCGTGGCCTCATCCAATTTGGCGAACCCCAAGCCGAACAGTACGGCGCAGACTTCTCATCCGCAGACGCAGCCCTCACCTCACAACTCGGAGCCAACGGAGCCATCGTCAGATAC